AGCCTACTTGAAATCAATCAGCAATATTTTAGGTTATGAATTTCTAGAATGTTTCGCTGGAGCCTATAACGAAATCAAAGATCGGAAAGGTAAATGGATTGATGGCTCATTCGTAAAAGAGGAGGATTTGAAAAATGAATAAAAAAATTATTTTAACAACAGTAGCAACAATCGCAGCAATTGCAACAGCAGGAGGAGTGAAAGCAGATGAATTTAATGGCGATCTCGCAAAAGATAGTATCGGACTTATAACGGAAGCTGGAAACAGCACAAGCGGAACAGAAGCGACTGTTTCAAATACGCAGGGAGAACACGAAGGAAATTCTGGAAAACTCGAAGGAGATCGAGCAGTTAATGAAGAAAATCCAAGCCGAGGAAGCAATGCAGGAAGTGTTACAAAAAATGGGGATACTATCCGAGTAGAGAACCCAGAAGTCGTTATCGACCAATCAAAAGGGACAGGGAGATACCAAAGTTTCACGGTTGAATACAAAAATGTGCATTTTCCAGACGATATGCAGATCAACGAAGGAGATAAGGTTACATTTGACTTGCCTAAAGAAGTTAAGTTTGAAACGTCTTATGAGTTTGACGTACATAACCCTGAAAACGTGGTAGTTGGTAAAGCTACTGCAGATGCTACAGCGAATAAAGTGACTACGGTATTCAATGACTATTTTGCCAACCATCCACTCAACAAACAAATGTCCCTTAAATTAGACGCAAGTTGGACAGATAAAGTTGTATCAGGCAAGCCAGTTACCGCTAACTTTAACGGTACAGTCGTGACTGCTAACATCGGAAAAGAACAAGAGATCGGTAAGGACGAACTTATTGCCAAATGGGGATCACAAGACAAAGAAGATCCTACGGTTATCAATTGGACAGCACGAGTTAACTATGCTAAGAAGGTTCTTAACTATGTGACTATCATTGACGAGATGTCAGAGAATCAGAAGTTAGTTGATAACTATTTTGAAATTAAGAACATTGAAAGCCTAGATCCTTGGATTGACAAGGGATCAGCGATGGATCTTGTTAAATCAATTAGTAAATCAGATCATGGATTTACAATCAAGATGGATCGCTTGGATAAAATGATCTATCTGTACTACAAGACCAAGCTCACAAATGCTGTGAAGGACTCTACTAATCCAACAAACAAGATTGAGCTTAAAGCAGAAGATTCTGGTGCTGTCTCAACTATGAAAATCCAGCTCGTAGGTGGTCGTGGTGATGCAGTTGGAGAAACCAAACCAGAACCAACGTGGGAAATTCCAAATGAAGCGCCAGTATACGATAAACCGTCTATCGATTTAAAAGACATTCCGTTATTACCGCCAGCACCTATCGTGGAAATTCCAGAGTGGACTGGTGGAGTGACACCACCAAACGCACCACAACTCGACAAACCAGAATGGCAAGGTGGAACAGTACCGTTTGATGCTCCAATTTTGGACAAGCCCGAATGGCATGGTAGCACGGTTCCATTTGATGCACCACAGCTTGACAAGCCAGAGCTTGAAATTACAGATGAGCCAGTGAAACCAAGTCCAGGACCGAAGAAAGACCAGCCAAAGCCAAAAGAAGAGCTAAAACAAGAAAAGTCAAACACACCAGCACCAAAAGAAACACCAAAAGTCGAAGAAGTGAAAATCAATAATCGCGTGGAAAATCACTCGCAAAACACGCGAAACGAAACTGAAGAAACGGTCGAAGCGTACAGCGCACCAGCGGTATTGCCTGCAACTGGATCAGACCTTGGATTGTCACTTGTGGCACTTGGTATCTCGGTTGCAACGCTAGCGTTTGTTTTGAAGAAAAAGAAAAACTAATTTGAGGTGGATATTCCCCCTTGATTTTGAATAGAAGGTAAAAAAATGAATAAGCAGAAATTGATTGAAAAGTACGAAGGTGCATCTGAAAGGCTCTATGTTTTTCCAGTCGTAACAATTAACGAAGTTTTGGAAGATCTGAAACAACTAGATGAACCAAAAGAAAAAGTTACGCTTCCTCGTCCGGTGGCAAACTGGATCTCTTGCGTGAGAGGACGAAACAAGACTTTATATTTTGCGCTAGAAAATGCACCCGAAGAAGTGAATTTGTGGTTTTGCGAAGATGAAAAAAATCGGCAAAATATATTTGCTAACGCTTGGGTGAATGGATATCATATTGAAAAAGAGAAACGGTATCTTGTGAAAGCTAAAGGAGTGTACTTAAATAGCTGTCTAATTTTTGACAAAGGAAATAAAAAATGGTTTTTCTCTTCGATCTATGAAATAGATCATCAAAGAGGACACCACACCCGCAAAGAGCTTGAAGAAGCTGGGTTTGAAGAAGTGTTTAATAGCCCGTTGTTTGAAGTTGAGGAGGTAGATTAATGGGATTTATTAGTTGGTTAACTTTATTATTAATAGCTTTGAAATTGTTAGGTGTAATCTCTTGGGGCTGGTTCTATGTCTTTATGCCTGCAATAGCTGACCTAGTAATTTCTATTTGATTTTAGTGGTAGCTAAAATGATATGGGATAAGTAGGAATTGTTGTGTGAAAGCGAGGAGAAAAAATGGCTACTGCAAAAAGAACATCAGACATAACTGTTGCACTTTATGAATGGAATAAGTTAACAACAAGGAATATTGCTGAAGATGAAAAGGAATATTTTAACGGGGGTATTGAATTTGTTTGGGAAGGCAAAACTCCAGAAATTGATGAAGAAGTCCTTGTCTATAATCCAAGCACACAAAAGATATACACTGATATATGGGTTGATTATGGGGAAGGAATTGGTTTTGAGAACACTGATGAAGACACAGTATTTTGGATGAGTTATCCGAAACCACCAAAGGAGATGGAAGAATGAATAAACAAGAGCTGATTGAGAGTATTTCTCATTTACCTTCAGATTGCAGCGGACCAAGACCGATGATTGATAAATTAACAGCGTTGGAATTGATTAAGTTGCTAGACGAACCACGGAAAGTAACAATTCCTCAGTTTGTGGCGGATTGGATTGAGGAAGGAAAAAAACATTGTAAAGATGTGTCTGATTTATTCGATTTTGATTTTACGAATGAAAAAGTCGGTAACTGGTTTTTGCAAGAAAGGCCGTTTGACTTAGTGGCCCGTGCTTGGCTTTACGGCTACGAGGTTGAGAAAGAGAAACGGTATTATGTAAGATTTAAATTTATTGAAGAAGCGTATAGTTACTTAACCTTGATTAAGCACCTTAACACTTGGACGTTAACGTCAATAAAACTAGATAAAAAATTTCGTACAGAACACACCAAAAAACAACTTGAACAAGCTGGCTTCGGCTGGGTGTTTGATTGCGAGGGGATTGAGATTGATGAGGTGGAAGAATGACAGTAGTACAATTCCTTAAGTCTTTATCAGACCTAATGTGAGCTTTCTTTTGGGTGATAGTGATATTTTTAGGCAGTAAAAGCGACGAAAGATAGGAGGCGACAGAATGAAACGACCGAATAGATATCCATACACTAAGAGTCAGTGGGAAGAAGAAACAACTCTAGTGTGTTTCGGTGATGACACTAGCTTTAAATTAAGAACGGAAAGAAATCGAGTTACAGGAGAAATAAAACAATGAAAGATTTGATGTTTTGGGGGATGTTCTTTGCTTGTTTGCTGATTTCAGCTATGACATTCTACATTATGTATTCTCAAGCGATGGTCAATAGAGATTTGGAAAGAAAATACTATGACTTAAAACAAGAAATTTTAAGAGTTTTTGGTTGGGAAGAATATGACTGGGCAAATAATTTTAGGGATTACGCTCGCAAAGTCGAAGGACTTTTGAAGTTTAAAAAAGAAATCGAACAGCTTGAAATTATTAAAAAAGCATTAGAGCTCAAAAGTTTGGAAGAATTGCAAGAGAAGAAAGAACATATTGAACGTGTAATCAAAACGTTGGAACATTAAACGAGGACAACTAATGGACTTACAAAACTTTATCTACATACTACTCGCACTGGTTTGGCTCTCTGGCTTGATTTGGGCCAGTGTGATAGCTTTTAGAAACAGGGAGGATAAATGAAATTATATGTAGTCAGAAAGTATCACGGCCATTTGAGATGGCAGGATCCGAAAACGTTCGGCAAAATATATTGAGAAAGAATTTGAAAATAGACATGACGCACTTGCTTATCGTGAAAGCTTGGGCTTGCAAGGAATTGTAGAAGTCTATACCAAAGAGGTAAAAAATGAATCTAAGAAGTAGATATGGGTATTTAATTCTAGCACTAAAGCAGTATCCATTCGAAAAAGAAATCAAGGAACGAATCGAAGAAATTGAAGTACCTTGGAAACCAACAGATCCAAACACAGGGATCAAGAGTAATAAGGTAATGACTCCGAAAGTCCTGGCCGATATCATTAAAAAAGAATCGGATCCAGAACTGCATCGTCTCGAATTACTTCGAGAAGCAATCAGCACTATCAAAATCCTGACACCAGAAAAACAATGGGCTGCAATCAAAGAAGTATACATTGACGGAACTCTAACTGTGGAAGGAGCATCAATCAAATACTTGCATTGTAGTAAGTCTCTTGCTTACAAGGAAGTGATCGAGCCATTCTTTAGTGGGCTTGAAAAGAAAATCTATGAACTGTCTGTGAACACTAAGATTAATATTAATTTGGAAAAAAGTTAAAAATACAGTCTAAAGTGTGGAAAAAATTTAAAAATAAGGTGGTAAAATTATATCATCAGGTAAAACTGAACCGATGGATCCTTATGAAACAGGTTAGGAGTTAGCTCAGTTGGTAGAGCAGTCAGGTTATGACCGGCGTGTCACAGGTTCGAATCCTGTACTCTTAATATCAGCCAAGTCAGCATAAGCTGGCTTTTTATTTTACCTTGGAAGGAGGTGAGTCGATGAACATTGTGGATCCAATTAGGGATAAGGATGACATCCAAGCCATGAAGGAATATCTGCGAGAATGGAATGAGCGGAACTACTTGCTCTTTTTATTTGGCATCAATTCTGGACTGCGTGTAGGCGACATCCTGAGAATACGAGTAAAGGATGTGCAAGGTTGGTATATCAAAATCAAAGAGCAGAAGACAGGAAAAAGGAAACAGCTCAAGATGACAAAGACTCTAAAAAAAGAAGTCAGAGAGTACATCAAAGATATGCCACTGCATCATTATTTGTTTCAGAGTCGAATTGGAAAAAACAAACCATTGGACAGGCGGACAGTTGATTGGATATTGAAGACCGCAGCTATCGAGTGTGGAATTGAAAACATCGGAACCCATTCGATGAGAAAAACATTTGGGTATCACTATTACAAAAAGACCAAAGACGTAGCAATGCTCATGGATCTATTTAATCATTCATCTCCTGCAATTACGTTGAGATACATTGGGATTAGACAGGATCAACGAGATAAAGCCATGTCTAATTTTGATTTATAGTTATCAATTAGACACAACGAGTAAAACGCTAATTAGTTTTATTAGTTACCTGCTATTCATTTATTTTACTGGCTTTTTAAAGCTGGTGTGAATCAGACAGAATATAAGATATGTCTAATTCAAGAGAGAAAAACAACATAGTTTTCAGAAATAATATAATGAATTTCAGAAATAGATAATTGAAAGTATGAAATGTTACAGAGGATTTAAGAATTGAAAGTAGATGTTTCGACAAGAGAAAGTCGCAGAGAGTTTTATCTTTCAAGATCGTGGAGACAACTGAGACTCGAAGCAATGAGTCGAGATCATTTTGAATGTGTCTGGTGTCGAGATCAGGGAAAGGTAACGACAGATAACCTCGAAGTCGATCACATCAAAGAGTTAGAATATTATCCAGAGTTTGCTCTAGATATCGACAACCTTCGTACTTTGTGCAAGGAGTGTCACAATAAGCGACATCATCGCTTTCAATTTCGCAAATCATCCAAATTGCAAAATAAAAATTTTCGTTCTGACGAATGGTGGGGATGAAAATTTAAAATTTTGAAAAATCCAAAGACCCCCCGGTCGAAAAAAATCGAAAAAAATCGGTCTCTGGGAACCGGTGGGAGGGGTCGATTGTCCAAATGCAAAGCACTATTTTTTAAGGGGGAGGGGGCTCATGGAAGAATACTCAGAAAAAAATATAAAAGAATTAGAAAACCAGTTACTTTCCAAAATCGGCAATTTCAGTACTCGAAAGAAAGATGCGATTCAGTATGAGAAAGTTCATCGCTACCTCTATCTGGTCCGCCTACTTTATGAATTGAAAGAACGACTCAGACAAGATGGATTAGTTATCACTGTTCACAACGGGCAGCAAAGATTCCAGAAAGCGAACTCGTTGATCAAAGAAATCAACACAACCAGCAATCAGCTACTAGCAATTGAGCGATCATTTGACTTTGAGGTTGAAAATTCGCCAGTGGAGAAAAAACCACCATCGGACGGAAGTGATCTATTGTGATATCACATCCTCTGATTGATGATTATATCGAACTTGCGGAATCTGGGAAAATCAAAGTCAACAAAGAACGCTCACTCTTATTCAAAATCATTAAAGAAAAAATCTACCCAAGGGATGATTTATATTTTGACAATGTTTTGATCGAAAAATATATCCAGTTCACCGAGAAGAATTTCTTCCCACTGGCCAAGTATCAAAAATTCATCACACCATTTATCTTTCTTTTCAGAAAAGAAGACGGTGAACCTCAATTTGATGAATTTCTTCTCACTCTGGCTCGTGGGGGTGGTAAAAATGGTTTTATGTCCAGTCGGGACGCATTTTTTATCAGCCCTCTCTATCCTGTCAGAGATTACGATGTGACTATCACAGCCAATTCTGAGAAACAAGGGAAGGTCTCATTCGAGGAAGTTTATGAAACTGTCCAGCGAAGAGGATTGGAAGACCATTACTATTTGACAAAGATGTCTATTACAGGCCGAGGAAATAACTCGGTCTTTTCTTATCGGACAAACAATCCGAAGACAATGGACTCAGCTCGTGATGGTTGCCTTGAATTCGATGAAATTCACCAGTTTGAAAATGACTCTGCTGTAAAAATCCAGCGATCAGGACTTGGTAAGATTGCTCATGCTCGCACCTTTTACAACGGTACAAATGGACACGTTCGTGAAGGGTTTTACGACAAGATGATTGAAAAATCAATGAAAATCTTGAATGGAGAGCTTGCTGAATTCCGCTTATTTCCGTTCATCTGCAAGTTAGATGATCCGGAAGAAGTGGATGATATGAGCAACTGGCCAAAAGCGAATCCTATGCTGGATGAAACAACACCTTATGCCAAGCGTTTACTGGCCAGAACGAAAGCTGACTATGATGATTTGGAATTGGAACCATCGGGCAGACAAGAGTTTATGACAAAACGTATGAACCTTCCAGAAGCAGACATAGAAAAAGATGTGACCACTCGTGAAAAGTTAATGGCTGCATTGAGAAGCCCTGGCATAGATCTCTCAGGAAGATCTTGTGTTGCTGGTTTTGACTACGCAAGTATCAGAGACTTTGCAAGTGTGGGGCTACTTTTTAAAAATGGTGATGATTTTATCTGGAAACAACACAGTTTTGCCAGAAAGCAATTTTTGGATATGTTTAAAATCAAGGCTCCAATCCGTGAATGGCAGGAGCAAGGGCTCTTTACTATCGTAGACGGTCCAAGTATAGATCCAAGATTACTAGTTGACAAATTGATTCAGTGGCGCAAGCTCTACAATATCGAAATTGTCTGCGCAGATGGATTTAGGATGGACCTGCTGAAACCATTGTTGGAAGAAGCTGATTTTGAGTATGAATTCTTGCGAAATCCAGGAGCGATACAGTCGAAGGTAGCTCCAATCATTGAAGATGGATTTGCGAACGAAAGATTCATTTTTGAAAACGACAAATCAATGCTCTGGTATACCGATAATACCTTTGTCAAAGAAGACAAAGACGGGAACAAGAGGTTTTTGAAAAAGGAACCGTTGAGACGAAAGACTGACGGATTCCATGCCTTTATTGCAGCTCTCTACAAGAGAGAAATCATTCAAGAAAGCACTGTTGGAGACTTTCTTGACGTGATCGAAGATTGGGAATTTTAGAAAGGACAACAAAATGAACAAACGAATGAAGAAGAAACAACATCTAGAACAAAAGATTCAAGGACTGGAATGTGAGCTTGCAGTAGTAAGCAAAGAAAACATGGAATTATTGAACAAGATTGGTTCAATCACTGCTGAATTGAATACTCTGAGCCAGTCCGTGAAACGACATGAAGATATTTGCGGTCAAAATGTCTTACAAACAAATAAAGAGTTTGAATCAATCAAGAAGGAATTAAAACGCTCTAAAAAATCTTTCTTCAAACGATAAAAGAAAGATCCGGGTGGGTGGCAGGCATAAAAATTTAGAAAGGAGGAGGTGCCTTGGGATGGCTAAATTTATTCAAGCGAGAAGTTCCGGAACCAAGTTTTGAATTTGATGAGCTGGAGCGGGTCTTTGGAAATCTGCAACTAAAGAGCCTGTCGATTGACAAGGCTGCTGAATTTGTGGCCCGCATCTTTGCCAGATCTGAGTTTAAATTCATCGATAATGGGAAAAAGAAGGCTACTGATTGGGATTATCTGCTAAATGTAAGGCCCAATAAGAACGAATCAGCTTCTGAGTTTTGGCAAAAGGCGGTTTATCGCTTGTTGACCAGGAATGAAGTACTGATTTTCTTGACGAATGATGATCAGTTATTGATTGCTGACTCGTACATACAACAGAAATATGCTGTATTCGATGACACATTCACGTCTGTGAGTTGTCAAGACTATACTTTCCAGAAACCATTCAAAATGAATGAAGTCATTTTCTTGCAATACAACAACAATCGTCTTCAAGAATATTTCACTCAACTTTTTAACGATTATGAAAAACTACACACTCGACTGGTTGAAGCACTTGCACGGAATAATCAAATCCGTGGAGTACTCAGCACTAGAACGAATGCAAGTTTTGACGAATCAAAACGTGAAAAGATGCAACGATATGCTGACGGCCTCTTTAAATCATTTACGACAAAGACAGTAGCGATTGTCCCAGCTCAAGAAGGAATGGAATATTCTGAGCTGACCAACACTACAGGAACATCAAATCTATCCGTAGATGAGCTTAAAAAGCTCCGTAGGCAATTTGATGATGAGGTGGCCGACATCTTAGGAATTCCCACTGCGTTGATGCATGGGGATATGGCTAATCTGGAAAATAGTCAGAAGATGTTCAATAGTTATTGCTACCAGTCGCTTGTAAAAAAAATGAGCGATGGTCTGAACTTTGCTTTGCTAAGCAAAAGTGAGTACAAAGACAATAAGCGCCTTGTCATTGTTGGCGAAGGGCAAAGAGACAAGTTCTCTCTTGCTCAAAGTATTGACAAGCTGATTTCTTCTGGATCCATGCTCATCAATGAAGTCCGTGAGGAACTTGGTCTTGAAGCTGTACCGTGGGGCGACAAGCCTCTGATCACTAAGAATTATCAACTTGGTGAGGATGTAGAGAAGGGAGGTGAGAAAGAAGATGAAAGTGATTCCGATTAAGGGAACCATTGTGTCGAACAATGACAGTTGGATCTATGATTGGTTCGGTTGGGATTATACCGCTCCGAAGAATGTCGTGCTTCCGGAAACTGGTGAGGACATTGAAGTCCATATCAATTCTGGCGGTGGTGATGTGTATGCTGGTAGTGAAATCTATACCGCTCTGCGGTCCTACTCAGGGGAAGTAGTTGTTAAGATCGTGGGCATTGCTGCAAGTGCAGCAAGCGTCATTGCTATGGCTGGTGACGTGGTAGAAATTAGCCCTACTGCACAAATCATGATCCACAATGTATCATCAAATGTTAGTGGAGACCACAACACTCTACTGCATGAAGCTGGAGTGCTTGAAGGATTTAATAAATCTATCGCAAATGCTTATGTCGACAAGACTGGCAAAGCATTGGATGATTTATTGGATCTGATGAACAAGACTACCTGGTTCGATGCTGAATCAGCAGTAAATCAAGGATTTGCCGATAGAATCATGTTTGCTGGAGAAATTGCTCCTACATTTGCTGCAAGCGAAACTCCAATGATTCCACATGACTTTATCGACAAAATGAAGTCAGCAATGACTCCTGATGTTGATAAAATTGCTGAGTTGGTAGCTAATAAGCTAGAAGCTCGACAAATTGAAAAAGAGACTTTTGAAAATAGTGAATTCGTACAGAAAAAATTCAATATTCTAGAAAGTCCAGAAAATAACACAAACGAGGCTGTACCGAAAGGGTTCGGTCTTTTTGCATTTTAGAAAGGAAAATACTAATGCCAATGCAATTATCTAACAAATTCAACGAAATTCGTCAGAACTTTTTGAACGCTGTGACAAACGGTGCACCTCAAGAAGAACAAGCGAAGCTCTACAATGAAATGATCGAGTCGATGACTAACGAAATGATGGAACAAGCTCGTCAAGCTGCTCACGAGGAAGTTTCAGCGATGAATCCTTATGATGCTAAATTGACTGCTGAAGCTCGTGAGTTCTTCAACGACATCGACAAGACTGCTCCTGTGGGAGTAGAAAAACTCTTCCCACAAGAAACAATCGACCGTATCTTTGATGATATGGTTAAATCTCGCCCACTCTTGCAACACCTTGGATTGCGGAACGCTGGCATCCGCCTTAAATTCCTCAAATCAACTCAAACCGGACAAGCAGTTTGGGGCAAGATCAATGGGGAAATCCAAGGTCAATTGAAACAAGCCTTCAACGAAGAAGAAGCTATTCAAAACAAGTTGACTGCATTTGTAGTCATTCCTAAAGACTCCGAAAAATTTGGTCCTGCTTGGTTGCAATCATTTGTATCTCTTCAAATTTCAGAAGCATTTGCAGTTGCTTTGGAAGCCGCCTTCTTGAACGGTGACGGGGATGACAAACCTATTGGTCTTTCTCGAACTCTTACAGGAACCGCATCCGGTGGTAAAACAACTTATGCAGAAAAAGCTGTTGAAACAACCAAACTTACATTTGCGGACTCTGCAACTGTTGTCAAAGAATTGACAACTGTGTACAAATACCATTCTGTTAAGTCTGATGGCAATCCAGTGGCGGTTGAAGGTAATGTCGTGATGGTTGTAAACACAGCAGATGCATGGGAAGTTAAGAAACAATACACTTCTCAAAACGCTCAAGGCGTATATGTGACTGCAATGCCATACAACTTGATCTTGGTTGAGTCAGTTGCTCAAACCGCTGGCAAAGTGACTACATTCGTGAAAGGTCGCTACGATGCGCTTGTAGGTGGCGGAATCGAATTTGGTCGCTTCACTGAGACTTACGCTCTCGAAGACTTGAACCTCTACACTGCTAAGCAATTTGCTTACGGTAAGGCACACGATGAGAAGACTGCTGCGGTTTGGGAATTGAAAATTAAATAATAGGTGGTGACACCGAATGGAAGAAACTAAACAACTTCATCCGCTTCTAGGAGCATTCAAGGAGCGGATGAAAATCTTTCATGATGCCGAAGACGGGAATCTTTCAAGGATGTTAGTTTCATCTGAAAAAGCAATTCTCGATTTAACAGGAGCATTTGATTTGTCAGACTCTCGCACTGAAGAGCTTGTTTTGGAACGTGCAAGATATTTGTACAATGACCAGGTCGAGTTTTTCTTTACGAATTTTCAAGGGGAACTTCTTGAGCTGTCACTTCAAAACCACCAATAGGAGGAAAAGAGTGCTAGAAACAATCCAAGATTTCTTTGACTTGAAAGAAAATGTTGTCCGACACGTTGGAGACATTTTTGAAGTTGATGATGATCGAAAAAACGAATTGATGAAGAAATTACCTGATTTTGTTAAAGAATATGATTTAGTAGCTTCGAAAATTCCAAACGAAGATGTAGCTGTGGAAGATGAATAAACCTGAGTTTAAATACAAGAAACCAGAAACCAATACAAGTGAATTAAGAACTCCTGTGGAGTTTTATAACTCAAAAGTACTTGTAGGATTAGATGGCAGGGATGTGAGCTTTGAAAAAGTATTTTATACATTTGCCAAAATATACTCACCTAGCCTAAAGGATATCGAAATTTCAACAGGGAAATCAATGACTGCAAAGATGACCTTAAAAATAAGAGATCCTTTAACAAGCTATCAACCTGATAATAAACATTTCGTACAAGTGAATGATCACCGATTAGAAAATAAAAAATGGCAGATCATTGACGTTCGTCCCGATTATGACAACCGTGATTTTTTGATTGTTGTTATTGGTGGGCCAAATGACTAGTGGTGCTACATTGAGAGGCTTCGATGAAGTCATCCGGAATTTAGAAGCAAAGCTCGGTGATGCGAAAGTAAGAAGATCTGCAAATAGAGCTTTGAAAGGCGCAGCAACTGAAACACTTGAAGACTTCAAAGTCGCCCTACAAGTTTTTAAAGATACCGGAGAAACAATTGAAAGCGCAACAGTCGGAAATGTAACGGGTGCTTTTGAAGGAGTACCAATGATTAAGCTTGGTTTTGGTGCCGGCTCACGTTGGCGATTGGAACATTTGAACGAATTTGGATATGCCAAAAAGGCTCATCCAAGAGGATTCGGTGTTATCCGAAGATTTTCGGAAGCCAACAAAGAAAAATTCAAATATAGGTTAGCAACTAAATTGAAAGGAGAAGGGCTTGGATGATTAAAGACAAGATGTCAGAAATATATGATGCTCTGATGAGCGATGAGGAACTTTCTAAAATCTCTATCAAATCATTTGAGCGTCCTGAAACCTTACCAACAAATCAGACGAGTATTGTTATTATTCCACTAGGTCCACCTATCCAAAGTGACCAGGGAAGCAATACAAGTTTTTCAAAAACATTTCTTTATCAAATCAACATTGAATCGATTAACCGAATTGAATGCAAGAAACTGCAAGGGTTAGTCGAAAAAGTTATGGAATCGCAAGGATTCTATCAAATTGCTGGGGGTCTAGATGAATGGATCCCTGAAATCAAACGCTATGCAGATGCTAGGACCTATAAAGGAAAGAGCAGACTGTATGACGATTATTAGAAAGGAAATTAATATGACACAACAAAAACAAGGTACAGCGACAGTCGGTTTTAAAAGCTTGACAGTTCGCATTTTGGATGGGAACCAGACTATAACTGAGGGAGAAAACCTCTTTATCATCCAAGGTAAAAAAGGGGAAGGTGCCACTCAAACAGCTAAGATCACTGGTCTTGCCGTTGACCCTACAAAAACATTTGGAAGCAACATCGCTTACCATGTAAACAATCGTGGGGTCGGAGATGTCAAAGTAGATCTTGGTCTCTTGGATATCCCCGTAGCACTTTACGTTAAAGCTCTCGGCTACGAAAACGATGATGACATCCTTGACTTTGGAGCTGACACAGTTTCAAAAGATGTTGCGATCTTGCTCGAATCAAACACTGCAGATGGTGGTGGAGCTTACTACGGATTCTACAAAGGGAATCTTTCAATGGATGCGATTGATCTTAATACGATCAAAGATAAAGCTGATGAGCTTGCTACTACAGATGTATCATTTGCTGCAGGCGCAAGCACTGACGAGCAAACTAAGAACAAGTACGGTACAATGTACTTTGGTAGCGATGAAACAAAAATCAAGAAATTGAAAGCAAAACTTGGTATGGCAGCAGCAGGATAATAATTGGGGCATTTAGCCCCTTTATTTATCTTTATATCGTTGTAAACCTTTACAATTATTGATATAATAAATTGTGGAGGTTTTGTTATGAAAAATAAGAAAAATACAGTTTTAATAACATTAACAATTATGATTACTCTAGTTTCTATCGTACTTGCTATTATGCTCGTAAATTCCAATAATCAACTTTCTAAGGCACACAAGGAATTGGAGAGCGTAAAGGAAGAGAAGGACAGAGCTGTCATGGTAAAAGATAAGCTCTCTACATACGTATCAAACGTAGATCACGATTTATTTCTGGAAGCAAATGATTTCGTTCTCGGAATGAATTCATTGACTAGCTACAAATTTGGTGACGGAGTTCTTTTCGACAAAACTCAAATTGCTGTCAGCGAACCGAAAAAACAAACTTCTGGAATGCTTGCGATGAACCATGACTCTAAAAGTTTCATCCCAGTAACGGCAACACTGACTATAAAAAATAACGACTCATCGAATATTGAATTCAATCCAGGTAAATTCCTTGCGAGTGATGACAAAGGCAATTATCTTGCTTATGATTCTGTTATGTCTAACGATGACACCGTTTCCGTTCAATCGGATAAAAGTGTCGTCATACAAGCCGGAAAAGAGGCAACCATAGCTATATTTTATGCGATGGATAATGACCATTCGGATAATGATGTTAATAAAATTGAATTTTTAAATAAAATTTGGACAAAATGAAATAAGCACCATTCGGTGCTTTTTTAATTATAGAAAGGCAAACAATGTCAAAAATTACATTTACCATGAAGAACGAAGCTGGAGAAGATGTACTTTACTCTAGTAAAGAAATTACTACTCGTGATTATCGTGATTACCTTGTATTAAACGATTCACTCACGTCAGATAAGACAGAAGTCGAAAAATTGGACCAACAATTAGGCTTCATTGCGTCACTATTTGAGAATGTGACAGTAGAGCAATTGCTAGAACATACTGATTTTGCAAAAATCATCGAAGTGTTCACGGAAATTTATGCTCATCTTGTGGGTGATGTGGACCCAAAGGGGAAAAAATAGATCCTAAAAACGCATTAAAACGTTTCTACAAATTCGTCAAGGAAGTTGCTGACGGACCATATAACATGAATGTCCATGATGTGATGGAATTAAGCTGGGAAGATCTGATAGGGATTATCGATCTTGATAAAGATCAAACTGAAAATGCGTCTTTAGATCTAGCTGACATTTTTGGAGAAATGGAAGCATAAAGCCTCTTTGGGCTTTTTTTGTTTGTAAAAGGAGGAAAAATGGCAGGTGGAACGCCACTAGGACAAATGTATATCGAACTAGGGCTGGACGTGTCAAAGTTCAATCCTAGTCTAACAAGTGCAAAGAACGCTGTGAAGTATTTCCAAAATAATGTAAAAGCGCTCGATAGCACGTTGAAAAACAATGGTAAGAGTACAGAACTCCTCAAAGCGAAATATAAGTCTTTAGGACAAGCCATTGAAGCACAGAAGAAAGTACTCGATCAAATGAAGCAGAACTTCGACAAGCTCGATCCCGGATCTGCTAAATTTGACAAAGCTGCTGCAGATATTGAGCGAGAAAATGCGAAATTGTCAGCAATGGAAGGGCAACTCTATAAGGTTGAGCAAGCCTTGAAAGCTGTTGGACGTGAAAATAGCTTTTTTGGAAAAATGGAAAACTTTGGTAAGAACCTTGTTAAAAGTGGAGACCACATCCAACAATTTGGGAAGAAAGTCTCTGACTTTGGAGGAACTTTAACCAAAGGGGTGACAGCACCATTACTTGCAAGTGCAGGATTTGCGGTAAAGGCTGCCGTAGATTATGAGTCAGCTTTTGCCGGAGTCAGAAAAACGGTTGACGCTACTGAGGGCGAGTACAAGAAGATGTCAAATGCCATTCGGGAGGCATCTAAAACAATGCCAGCAAGCGCAGCAGACATCGCACGAGTAGCCGAATCAGCAGGACAGTTAGGGATTAAGAAGCAAAACATTGTTGATTTCTCCAAAACTATGATTGACCTAGGTGAATCGACTAACATGACAGCAGATGAAGCTGCTACTGCAATGGCCCGTTTTGCAAATATCACTCAAATGCCTCAGTCTGAATTTAGACGATTGGGATCTACTATAGTCGATCTTGGTAACAATTTCGCAACAACAGAATCTGAAATCATGGAAATGGGATTGCGGTTAGCAGGTACAGGACACATGGTTGGATTGACTGAACCGCAAATAATGGCAGTAGCTACTGCTATGAGTTCTGTTGGTATCAATGCGGAAGCTGGTGGTAGCTCATTCTCTCGTGTCATGCAAAAAATCAACACACAAGTCCTGTCTGGTGGTAAAAAGCTAGAATTATTTGCGAAAGTGTCTGGAATGAGCGCTCAAAACTTTGCTCATGAATGGAAAACAGAACCGCAAATAGCTTTGTTGGCATTTTTAGACGGATTAAAAAGAGTTAAAGAATCTGGTGGGGACGTAACCCAAACTCTAAAAGAGCTTGGTATTAAGTCAACACAAGAAGTTGATACTATGCAACGTATGGCCGGCGCAGGAGACCTCTTATATCGTGCGCTAAAAACTGCGAATAGTGCTTGGAAAGAAAATACAGCACTCACAAATGAAGCCAAGAAACGGTATGAAACAACAGAATCTCAATTAAAAATTTTCAAAAACCAAATCACAGACTTGGCAATTGAATTTGGAGGACCGCTTTTAAAAGCCATGAATTCAGGACTGCAAGCCGCAAAACCTTGGATTCAGAAATTGGCCGACATGGCTAAAGCATTTAGTGAAATGAGCGAGTCCCAACAACAGAATATTATCAAATGGGGTCTACTCGCAGCAGGCGCAGGTCCAGCTTTATCAATTCTTGGTAAAGGTATTGGGGTGATCGGTGGGATTACTAAAGGCATCGGCTTCCTTACTCAAGGCATTGGAAAAGTCGGTGGAGGCTTATCTGTTTTGGGCAAGACCTTCGAATTGTTTAAACAAGGGAATAGTCTTTCTTCTGCGTTTAAAACAGCAACAACTGGGATCACTGCGACAAGCACGGCTGCAGAAGGTGCCGTGGCTTCAACTGGTCTATTGGCAAAAGGGATCGCACTACTTGGCAATCCTGTTACTTGGGGAGTACTGATCGGTGGAGTCGCTGTTGGTGTGATTGCCGCAGTAGCTAAAGAAATGGCAGATGCTGATGAGAGAACGAGGACTTGGGGGACATCAGTCAATAAGGTCCAGGCCGAAGAACTTTCAAAATTAAAAGCTAAAATTGATGACGCTCATCAAGCAATGATCGGATTTGGTAATGGTGGATCTCAAGCTGTTGAGAATGTCCGCAAAAGTGTACAAGGACTTTCAAGTGATCTCCAAAAAGCAATTGACAAGGATCTCCAACGCACTCAAAAAAATCTTGAAAAAATCGGGGCTTCAGAGGAAGTCCAAAAGCGTGCTGTAGCCCAAGCAGAACAGCAGAAGAAAAACGTCCAGACAATGACTGATGAGATCATCCAGATCTATCAAAATGCGTCTGACAAAAAACGTAAGATCACTCGTGAAGAACAAGCGCTCATCTACGATTATGAAAACCAATTTATCAATAAGCAATTAGAGATGCAGAAGTTTTCTGCAGATGAACGCACAGCGATCATTAAAGCGATGAATGGCCAGATCAACGACTTGAATGAGACCCAATTGAGAAAAGGGTCTGGAGTTGTTGCAAAATGGTTGAAAGATGAAATCAAGCTTTATGAGGATCAAACAAAAGCTTTAAAAGAGGAATACGAGAAAGGGACTCTTAATAAAGCTGAATACAACCAAAAAATGGAAGAGTTGAGCACTCAACACAAGTCCAAAATGGAAGCATTTGGCCGTGAGTATGCCGCTCTTCAAAAGAAATTGAGTGAAAAAGTCCCTCTTAATTTTGGTGATGATCGACAACGCGAGATGTACTTCAACCAGTTGCGCAAGGATTGGGCAGAACTTGGACTTGACTATGATAAGATGATGGCTAAGGCAGATCAATTCGCTGACATCGTAGGTCAGTCATCTGGCATGGTTGCTAAAAGTGTGCACAACATGTCACAGGAAACCAAAGACGCTAACAACATATGGAATGGATTAGTATTTGATCCTAAGACTGGACAAGTCAAAACCAATGCGCAAGAGGAAGTTACGAAAGCATTGCAAGCCGAAAACGGCTGGGAGAACATGCAGTTTATCCTCAAGCATGCTAATCTCGAAACGAATGCCAAAATGACAATTGGTGAAGCATTGGTTGAAGTCGGTAAATGGGAAAGCTTGACACCGGCAGAAAAAGAGTTGGTAGTTGGAAACCATCAAGGCATGCAAGCCATCCTTGACAATAAAACATTGCTGGACCAATACAATGCCATGCCGGCAGAAGTCAAAGAACTCTTGATGAAGAATACTGATTTCTTGTCATCGGGCGAACGTGCTACTGCGATTATAGAACGTTGGAACACACTCACACCAGAGCAGAAAGAGTTAATCTTAAAGGATGCTGCAAGTGATAAAGCTGAACGTGTCAGATTAGCAGTTGACTCTCTTACTGGTATGGCTCACGTAGTCAACTTGGATGCAGAAGACAAGACCAAGAGCGCTATCGCTAGTGCAATGTCTAGCATCTTGACACTACCGACCGATCATAAGACGGACTTGATCGCAACACCAGACGGTGTGACGCTTGGAACGAACCAAGCTATGGGCGCTTTAGGTTTATACAATGGATTTAATGTACCAACCAAACAAATTACTGTTGATCCAAGTAATGCCACAAATGGCGCACAGCAAGCGATTAATAAACAGCAAGAATGGAATAATACTCCTTCGCCTATTAAACCGCAATTAGGTGATCCAACTGGTGCGATTACTGCAGCGCGACAAGCGATTGATAATCAAAATGCTTGGAACGCTACACCAAGCCCAACTAAGTCCATAACAGGCGATAGCACTAGTGCGGTTAATGCTGCGAACAGTGCTACCAATGCTATCAACGGTATTCCAACAAGTCACCACACGACTATCACAGCTACAGAAGTAGTAAATAAAGTGGTCAACTCATTCTCCCGTGTTTTCGGACCAAGACACGAAAAAGGTACGAACTTCCACGAAGGTGGACTCGCAATGGTCAATGACCAGCGAAATGCAGTCTATAAAGAAATGGTAACATTACCAGACGGAAGTTCATTTATACCAGATGGACGGGATGTCGTACTTAACTTACCTCGTGGATCAAAAGTATTGCGAGCAGATAGAACTAAACGATTGATGAAAAATCTAGGTTTCCCAAGATATGCGGCAGGGGTCGGAATCCCAGAAGATGCTAAATTCTTGCGAGAAATTAAAAATGCCAGCAAGCAATTTTCGTTTAAAGATAATTCTACCGGAAATAGCTACAGTGGTGAAAATATCGTTGCTGAGATTGCAATTCTGAGAGCAAGTTTAGAAAAGATCCTTACTGCTATCCTTGAAAAACCGTCAGAAACGTACCTGGACGGTAATGTTTTAGCGCAAAACAGCTATCAAAGATATTCTAAAATCATGGCGAGGGAGGGAATCTAATGTTTAACATGATTATAAATGGATTTGACACTGGATCAATCCCAAACTGCTATGTGACAGATTTTGGAGAAGACCAGACGGCAACACCAAGGGTCGAATCAAATACGATTTATGGAGCCAATGGAGATTATAATCTCTACGATGGAGCTTATGATGGGTACGATAAGACAGTAAGCTTATACGTTGTCAAAACAAGTGAAATCGAAATGATTGTAAATCAATTCAAGCCGGAAGAAAATAAAATAGAGTTTAGTCATAGACCAGGCTCTATTTTTTATGCTGATTTTCAGAGTGCATCATTCAAACAAAACGGATTGCATGCTTGGACTTTAGAAATCAAATTAAAAATGCACCCATTCCGTTACTTAAATAATGACGCCGTAGTCACTTTGGCAGGCAACGGCACAGTAAACAACCCAGGAACTGTATATTCTGAACCAGTTATCACAATTGAAGGAAATGGAGATGTCTCTCTAACCATCGGGAAACAAACCATGCAACTCATGATTGATACAAAAGCAACAATTGACTGCCGTCATAAAAAACAAAATGTCTATGACAAAAATGGAAATCTGAAAAATACATTGAGAAAAAGAGGTGGTTTCTTCGAAATCGCTCCAGGCACTTCTGGTATTGCAGTTTCAGGAACTGTTTCAAAAATCACAATAAAAGGGAATTGGAGGTATAAAGTATGATCTATCTGCAAGAGGGAAACTTCCCTCTTAATGAAGCTTTTAGCTCTGAAATTGTCCAGGAAGCTAACAGCACCTATCAACTCACTTTTAAATTTCCAACCTCAGATCCAAAATGGGCATTGTTAACTCCAGAAACAGAATTGGTTGCTGATGACTTGCACGGAGAACAGTACTTTACTATTTTTGAAGTCGAGAAGCAACACGGATATGTCACTGTATATGCTAATCAAGTAGCTACATTGTTAAATGGTTATTCTATCAACAAGATCAATGTCGATCGAGTGAATGGAGCAACCGTGATGAATGCGCTTGTTGCTGGATTCAAACGGGAGACACCGTTCACCTTTTTTTCTGACGTGATGTCAAAACACACCCTCAATCTTAAAGATATTTCAGCGATGGAAGCCTTGGCCAAAGACAAGCACTCCATCGTTGGTCAGTGGGGTGGAGATCTTGTCCGGGATAAGTACAGTGTGCGATTATTAGAGCATGGTGGGATTGAGAACGAATCATTATTTGCCTACAAGAAAAACATGAAGTCGTTCCAAGAATCGAAGTCTACCAAAGAGTTGAGAACACGGATCCATTTTAAAAAGGTTATCGAAGCACATGAAGAAGGAAAGAAAGATCAAATCCTAACCGTGACCATTGATAGCCCACTGATCAATAAATACAAGCATATCTACGAAGCAGATATGGAAGTACAAGATCAGGATGTTGTGGATCAAAAAACGCTTGAGGATTACGGCAAGCGCTATTTCCGTGAAACTCTGTGTGACATGATCGAGGAAAGCCTTGAGATTGATGTTGTAGGTCAAGCAGATCAACCAGTACACATATTTGATATCGTGAGCCTCTTCCACGAGGGCTACGATGTCGATTTACGAAAAAAGATCACGAAATACAAGTTTAATCCAATGAGTAACAAACTTGTAAGCATCGGATTTGGTGAAGTAACAAGAACTTTAGCAGACTCTATCTCAGGCATGGTCAACGACTCCGTTGATAAGAAAATGAAGTCTTATGATGCTGAATATGAAGCGAAAGTGCAGAAGCTTGTAGATAATGCAAATGCTGAGTATGACAAGCAAGCAAAAGAACTAGAACATAAAATTACAGACGGGATTGAGCAAGCCAAGGCGCAAGCTGAAGTGGTTAAACAGGAAATTTCGGCTCAAGTAACTGACAAAATCTATGCAGCAAACCAAGCAAATAAAAATGAAATTGTAGAAGAGTTCAAAGCTCAATACAATGGCATTGAAGTGAAGATGCAAGGATTGAAAGCTACTACTGATCAATTAAAGACCAGTGATGCAGACATCCAGAAGTTGATCAATGATTTCAAAGCTCAAACACAAAGCCAATTTTCTGGCATTCAAGGCACACAATCACGGTTTGAGCAGACGACTGAGAAAGCCATCTCTGACCTGACCAATGTGGCCAATGGCAAAGCAGATCGCTCTTATGTTGAACAGACAGTTAATGGTATCAAAGAAGAGTTCACCACAATCGGAGTTGGTGGTGGTCCCAACATGCTCAGGAACTCAAGGGCAGATGAGGGACTGAAATATTGGACTGAGGCCAACGGGCGAATGAGCTTCACAGCTCATCATTACTATTTCAATGGACAGAAACGCATGTTTCTATTAAGTAATGGTGCATCCGTTCACAGCCCACGCTTCATCATTAAGCAAAATACAAATTATATGCTTAATTTGACGGCTTTTGACGCTAACACGGAACGCTTTAAGATTATTTTTTGCAAGCGAAGAAAAGGCTCTACAAATGACTTTGACGAAATGCAGACAATTTTTGACAAGACTGGTTCACCAGCATTTAACTCGGATAGAGCTGTCAAAGAGTCATTTAGTTTTAATACAGGAGCGTTTGACGAAGGGTACCTACTTTTTGAATATCAAGGAAGACCAAATGTGTGGTCTGGAATGTTTATGACAGAGCTTGATTTCTATGAAGGCAGCAATGAACGTAAATGGCAACCAGCTCCGGAGGATCAAAATTATCTGGTGGAGCAAGCGCAAGCAACATTTGAACAGACAGTTCAAGGCCTATCCACTCAATTAACTAAATTAGAAACTAAAACAGGTCCAAGTGGTGAACTTGAACAGCGCATGCTGACTTACTCTGAAAAGGCTGCTGTAGATGCTGTGAAAGCAACTAGACAGATTCTGGAACAAGGGTATGTTGCAAAAGCACAATACACTGAAGATGTAGCTGGAATCACAAGGAGATTTGATGAAATTGTGCAAGCTGGAGAAAACCTGCTTAAAAACAGCGGTAATCCTCAGAATGTAGATGGTTGGGGCTATTATGATCCCGGAGTGAGTCCAGTAGTAACAGTCTCAACTAATCCAATCTACTACAACGAATCCAGAAAACTCTTTAAGATTGAAAATGCAAGTGACACTACTAAAGCAGCAGCATCTCAACGCTTCAACATCAAGAGGAATACAACTTACATGATCTCATTTGATGTAATTGGATCAGACAATCTTAAACCTGCAACATTCTACTTCCTAGCAAGGAAGAAAGGCGAGACGGGGAATTTTACAAAAGTATTCACGCTTGCTGACAAAATCGCTATCCCACAAGATAGAATCACACGCTACTATTTTACAGTCAATTCTGAGGAATACGATGAAGCATTTTTGCGATTTGACAACACTGGATCATCAAATGGACAGCCAGCAAGTCTCTATTTTGGGGATATTGATGTTTATGAAGGATCTATCAAGAGAGCCTACCAACCGCCCACAAATGATGGCTCATCCGTGATTGAAGCTAAACTTGCTGAATTTAAACAAGGAATCGATGGGCAGTTCACGACATTTTCCACAGAGTTTGGAATGAGGCTGTCCAGTCAAAATTCTGTCATCAATGACAAGTTAGACGATTTCAAGGATAGCATCAACGGGCGCTTTGCTAATTTTCAGCAAACAGTTAATGGTAAAGTGGCAACAATTGTCAGCCAATTTGATGGAGTCCTTAAAAAAACAGACATCAACATCACAGATGGTCAAATTTCATTTGGTACAGGGAAGAGCATCAACGGACGAACCATCAGCTCTTTGCTCGTGCAGGAACCAGAAGCCATTGCTTTGATCGCTAAGTTGATCAAGGTGAAAGGCGACATGGTAGTTGATGGATCTATTTTAGGCCGTCATATCGCAAGTGAGAGTGTGGAAACTGGACACATGAAGGCTGGATCAGTCACTACACCTATTTTAGCCTCGAACTCAGTCACGGCTGATAAAGTGTTAGTAGACTCTGCTATGATTAACAAGCTAGTATCTAATCAAGCGTTTATCAGAGAGCTGATATCTCAAAAGGCTTTTATCACGCAATTATCTTCGATAGACTTCAATGCTGAACGAATTAAGGGCGGAAGGCTGGAGTCAAATACTGGAGCTATGGTGTTTGATTTAGACAAGAGTGCGCTAAATATGTTGACTGACACAGCAGTTATTAGGCGAGTCTTCAACAATTTCCCAACCCAATTTATCAGGTATGGAACACATATCGAGAATGGAAACAGATTTTCCAAGACTATCATCGGTTCGAACCGTGACGGTACGGAAAATAGTGGTAACAGGACATTTAGTGGTATTGAAATTTACAACAGCACGAACGAAGACGTTGAAGATTATACTAAGTTTTATGCAGACAAGCTGTACTTACAACACAGCGAATACAAACAAGGTTGGATCATCCAAAATGCTGGTAAACCAAGAATTGCACCACTGAATGGAACAACATATTCTGAAATTATTGCATCTGATTTTAGAATGATCTACACAGCAGATGGCAATCATAGAAGTGTTGGAACTTATTTATGGGATTTACTCACATGCTTTGGCATCCTGCAAAAATATGGATGGGATCTCAAAAACAGTGCTGCTCAAAGACACATCGGTGGTGTCCTTTCAAAATATAACTACAGATAGGAGTTGCAATGAACGAAAATAATTATGTAGCAATCATCACAGAACTGGCAAATCAACTAGCTAGTAAGTCGATCAATGAAGCCGAATTTAAGGTTCGTCTCACTGAATCACAGCAACTTGTAGCGCAACTTATTAAGGAAGTTGAAAGCTATCGCTCGGTCTTAGAGTCTGATAAAGATTTGAAGGATCTATTTGAAGAAATTAAAAACAAAAATGAGGTAACTAAATAATGGATTACAAAGTACAATTTAAATCATACGATGCAGTAGCTAACACTACGAAAGTAGCAATCAAGCAAGATTTTCCTTATCGTGTATTCGAGGAAATTTTGCCAACAAATCGCACAAACGAAGATGATGCGACACTGGTTGAAGCAGTATTAAACATCGTGCGCATGGAACTCGATACATCTGGCGCAGTCGTGGCAATTAAGAAAGAGCTAGACAAATCTGTCGAAGCCAACAAGGACGCTATTGCTAAAATCCAAGCTCTTACTAAGGATAACGAAGAAAAAGCCAACCAAATTCAGAAGATCAAGGATGTTGCCGATTGGAACCTTTTGGCCCGTGTAACAGATATTGACAATCCAATGGATCCTACAATCTTTAAGCGTGGGCTTGAGCTGGTCGATCTTGGACAAGTTGGAAAGACTTACCAACCACAAGAGATCTTTACGATCGAAGACCCAAACCACACAGAAGTATTTGGTGAAGGCAAGCGTGTTATGGTCCAAGTGACCGAACCATTTACTTATCAAGGCGAAACCTTGGATCAATTAAACAGCCTTTACCAAAATGGTAAGATTGGCATCTGGAAATGGACTAAACCAAAAGAAGAGAAGGAAGAGAAGTCAGGACAACCTTCTGGTGACCTTGAAACTCAACCTGTGGCCACAGCTACACCACAACCTGTACTTTAATGAGAAAGGGGCGTGATCTATGATCCACTTTACACCAGAGGACATCAGCATGATCATTGGATTTGTCGGTGTCCTCCTTGGAATTTACGGAAATTTTAAAGGAAGTGTCGTGGCGCAAGAAAAACGCATGGTCGTGATCGAAAAAGACATTGAAAACATGCGTGACTTCCGTCTGACAGCAGTGAGACGACTTGACAACCACGATGAACAAAATAAGTCTCTACTCATCCTCGCAGAGCAGGTCAAAGCCTTGAGCGAGGATATGAAGGAACTTAAAGCATTAATTCAAAACAAAAAATAATTAAGAGGTAACATTATGAAAAAAATTAACTGGTCAGTACGTATCAAAAATAAAAACTTTTGGCTAGCAATCGTACCAGCTTTGGCTTTGCTATTCCAAGCGTTTGCGGATATCTTTGGTATCAAGCTGGAATTCGGGCAAACCATTGATAAAATCCTGGTATTTGTCAATGTGTTGTTTGCGTTCTTTGTCTTGGTCGGAGTGGTCAACGACCCTACTACCGCTGGATTAAGCGATTCAGAGCGTGCGCTTGGATATGAAGAACCTAGCGAAGATTAATATTTTTTTACTGGCAACCATCTATTTTTGGGTGGTTGCCTTTGATTTTAGAAAGGAGCAGTAAATGGCTACTTTAAATGACATTTTAGGATATGCAGAGGGTTTGGCAGATGCTGGAACTGGCGTGTCTATGAGCAAGTGGGGTATGCAGTGTGCTGCACTACCTAATGCTATCTCTACTTACTTTTTCGGAAAAACCCTCTGGGGCAATGCTATAGACCTACTCAATTCTGCCCGTGATTTAGGTTATGAAGTCGAATATAACCAAGAGGGGAATCTGGACAGTAAACCACGAGCTGGTGCTGTATTTGTCATGGATACGACATATATTTACGGCCATTCTTACGGCCATACTGGTATTGTGATTGAAGATAGTGACGGATATACCATGCGCACTATTGAGCAAAATATTGACGGAAATGAAGATGCTCTGTACGTTGGTGGCCCAGCACGGTACAATACCCGTGATTTCAACGGCATCGTAGGCTGGTTTTATTTCCCAGTTGACGGGCAACCAGCTCAAGTAACATCTATCGAGCCATCGGAACCTCTCACAGTCGATTCTAGCGAGTTTAATCCAGAAACTGGTACATTTACAGTCGAAGTATCGGCTCTTAATGTACGTGCTTCGGCAGGGCTTCTAGGCGAGATCGTAGCAGTCTATACCGCTGGTCAAGAAATCAACTATGATGGCTGGTTGGATAATGATGGTTATATCTGGATCACGTATATCGCAGGTTCTGGAAATCGCAGATATGTGGCAGTAGGACAATCGCAGAATGGTAAGCGTATCACAGACTTCGGCTCATTCGCCTAAAACAAGGAGGATTTAATGACATTATTAAATTCGACAAATCTGAGACAATTCGAAGGAGGGGCAGTCGTCAAGCAAGGCGACTCTGCCTCTCTATTTGGTTATGAGCTACTGGATGAAAACATGCGCTCGATCAGCGAGCTGAATGGCAAGAATGCCACGATCAGGATCTTTAACCAAAAAGGAAAGGCAACATTTGAGAGTACAGTGGATAGGTCCAGAGTTACTTTCAAAATCGAAAAGGCACTGCCGATCGGATCTTATCTAGTTGAAATCGTTTGTGGTGGCTATATCTTTCCAAGTGATCGCTCAACACGTTTAGACATCACCCGCTCAGCAGACGAATTTACAAGCGAGGAAGTATTATCGCTTGTAAAAAATGATGTTAAAACTGAAATTGACAAGTATATCGCTGAACATCCAAACGGAACACAGACGGAAGAACTGCCAGACCTAACTGTACTATACAATCTTGCTAAAATTTAGAGAGGAAAAATTATGACTTTAAATACTGAAAAATTAACATCATTTGCTCAAGCTGTCGGTAGCGACATCAAGGAAATTAAAACCACACTTGCAAACAAAGCCGACAAGTCAGAACTTGGGCAAGCTGGAATCACCCAGCAACAACTGGACACGGCTATCGCTGGCGTCAAGACTGCCATTTTAGGCGATGGAGTACCAGAAGAATTAGATACTCTCAAAGAGATCGCTGACCGTATCGCAAATGGTGCAGGATCAGCAGACCAAGCCATTGTGTCTAAAATGACAGAGCTTGGCCAGAAATTCACTGACTTGGAAAATACAGATTTTGTGCAAGTATATAACAATGCGAAGAACACCCTCTAAAGGAGGTGAAGCATGAAGAAATTAAAAGAAGCAATAGAAGCCATTGGTCGTGATATTGGAACGTTACAGACAAACCAAGGCAACGCTCTACAAGTCTCGAGAGCCTACGAGCTATTTCCCACGTATGCCACGTTACAAAATCAGATGACGACCAACATCAAAGACAAGCACCTTGAACTCGGTCTGGACGCTCTGATTGACACCAAACTAGCGAATGGCGGTGATCCGTTTGTCACACGGTCAAAATTGCCAACGATGGACACAAGCCAGCTTGCTACCAAAAACGATCTCGAAGAGTTGAAGCGTTCAGTTGGTTCTGGTGGCTCTAGTAGCGAATTAAAAGGTCAAGGTTTTCCGTATGAGCTAAATGCTGATATTGGAACAACCTACATCGACACAACCGCTAAAAACGGAGCCTTTAAGTGGATCAAGAAACGTGCTGGTGCTGGTCGTGATAATTGGGTTATTCTAGCGGGTGACACTGGAAAAGTGCGGGCAAAGAACGTTTCCTCCGTGCTTGGTGCGTCTTACATGGAATTCAGACGGATTAACTCAACCGTAGAAATTAACTTCGGCGGGCTTTCTTGGGGCTGGTTTGGAATTAGACGAAGAAATAGTGCTGGATATGTCCCACAAGGGTCAGACCGTGAGCGTAACGTTGTCATCTTAAACGTCAACGGGATTCCAGTTGGTTTTCGTCCGATTGGTTCAAAAATAGGTATGATTACTAATGACAAGGGCCAACGTCTGGGTACTTGGTATCTCGGCGGGCCGTCAGACGGAAACCAATTTCGCTTACAATTCGATGACCCCGTTCCAACAGATAGGGATATCGGAGATATTCGCTTTTCGAGTATAGTATATGTCACGGATGATCCGTGGCCAGAAACTCTATAATCATATATAAGACACACACCCCCTCAATTCGAGGGGGCTTTTTTTATTGTGCTTATAACGGCAATTATTAAAATTGTCCGTTGTAACCTCAATCGAATGACTATGTTTTTTTGATTCTCTGCTATAAGCAATGGGTCTTTACATCAAAAAAGTGATGATTAAATAACCATCACTTTTTGTTTTTTAACTGATTGGCGTATTCTGTCATTTTAATTGCGTGTTTCAAACGCATATTCATAATATCAGAAATACCATTCTTATATTTGTCTACAGCTTGGGTGGATAATCCACAATTTTTACTAATAGAATAGGCTGTGGCATTTTCTAGCAGCCATTTAATAGCATTGATATCAACTAACATATTTACCTCACAAAAAACCAAATGATCACTACGATCAACAGAAGCCCTAAAATAAACTCAAGTTTTTCTCTAGCTGTGGTTTTTTTAACATTAAATTTTACTTTCATCACGATACCTGTTATAATTAAAGCAAGCCCCACCAAGGGGCGGATAGTGATTGCTCACTATCCGAATTCGATGTGCCACTCAATGCTTATGATGAACAAGTTGATTTTGACTACTAGCTTATTCGTCTTAGCTTTGATTGGCTTTTTTCTTCGCCTTAACATTTATTTTTCCTTTCTTTAGTTTCCTTGTCTAAGGTTTCCTCCTTAACCTTATGTATATATTATACAACTAAAGTTGTATCAAGTCAAGAGATTTTACTAACTTTTTAAAAAAAATAAAAGATTTTTTCCTATTAAATAGCTTCATTCTATATCTCTTTTATAATTAAGCTTGAACTTTCTTGGAACCTATGCTAAACTAGTAATACAAATGATGAGCCGTGAAAGTTTTAGAAGTCAGTACCTAAAACAGACCCTAAAACCTAAAAACAGCTATATAATTGAGTTTTAGAAACTCCCACCGGCTCCATATTTTTATTCATGGAAGATTACTCAAGAGGCTTAAGAGGCCGTGTTGGAAACGCGGTAGGCGTGTAATAGCGTGCGTGGGTTCGAATCCCATGTCTTCCGTTGTTGAGACATCATTGTGTAGCAGTGGTGTTTTTTTGTACAAAAAAGAGTCCCAAAAATAGACAAGTGAGGGAGGAGAAAAAGTGATTGCACAGCTAGATACCAAATCAGTCTATACCTTTATGGAAAGCCTTGTGACCATAAAAGACTATGTCCAAGTGGCTAAAAGTATGGGGTATGGCGCATTGGGAATCATGGATGTAGATAATTTGTATGGTGCCTATGAATTTATCGAAGCCTGTCAGGCCCACAAGCTCAGCCCCTTGGTCGGTTTAGAAATTGGACTAGAGGTAGACAATGAAACAATTCCGTTTCGGATGATCGCCTTGTCAACGAAGGGCTACCAAAATTTGATGAAGATGTCGACCGTCAAAATGATGGGGAGGAGCAATTGGGAGGATGTGAAGCACCTTACAGAAGGAGTAGCAGTCATTGTCCCAGCGCCTTTTGCTAGTGGAGACTTGCCACTTGGTCTAGATTACTTCATCGGAGTTTTTGCGGATACGCCGGTCCAAGAGTTTAGCCACCCTGTGCTCCCTCTTCATACCGTTCGATTTTTTGAGGCTGGGGATGTGGAAGCCATGCAGATGCTGGCAGCCATCAAGGACAATCAAAGCTTGACAGAAACAGGGCCAATTGATCCGACAACAGTCCTAAAAACTCCTCAGGATTTAAAGAATGATTTTGCAGAGCGATTTCCTCAAGCCATCACAAATCTGGAAAAACTAGTCCAAGGGATTCAATACGATATTGACACCCAGTTGAAATTGCCTCGCTTCAATCCTCAAAAACCAGCTGTTGAGGAACTGAGAGAATTAGCCCAAGCGGGTCTTCTTCGAAAGTACTTGACCAGTCCGGTCTATCAAGAACGTCTGGAGCATGAATTAGACATTATTCA